GGATCTTACGGGCATCTTCAGCCTGCTTTTTGTAAACACCACTAGGTTTACCCGGCTCAATCTCAACGGCTAGGGGAGCAGCAGCTTCACGAGATTCAGTTTCCAAACGACCAACTAGCGCAGCTTCAGCACCAGTCTCAGGCTCAACACGCCCCTCAACAACAGCCTGAAGACGCTTAAGTTCCCTGAGTTTTGCTTCTGCGCCAACAAGTTTATAGCCAGCAGGGGTTAGCTGGCCTTTGTTGTCCATGAGTTCTTTCTTACTAACCAGCGCTTTTTGCCGTTGTTCTTCTAACTTATCGATAGCAGCTTTGATATTAGGCAGTACTTCGACAGCCTGCTCACCACGGTAGGTGCGACCTTCAAGACCTTGGATGCCCAGTTCACGAGTCACCGTACGGTCAACAACACCCTCATCAATCTTGCTCTCAACCAGCTTGCGGACTTCAGGCTCAACACCAGCAGCACGCAATCCAAAGTTATCTAGCACCAAGTTGATACGATCCAGCGTCATTTCCTGTGCTACATCTTCTTCACGACGCTGCTGCTCAGCGGCTACCCGCTTGGCAGTTTCCTGCATATCAGCTTCTTCAAGTTCACCTAGCTGCGCAAGGTAGTTCTGTACCCCACGCTGGGTTTCCTCGTACGTTTTCTCTCGCTTAGCCGTAAGTTCAGCTTCTTCTTTTTCACGCAGACGGCGCAGTGCTTCATTTCGCTCCTGCATCCGGGCAGCTTCACGGTCATACCCTTCAGCATATTCTTCCTCGGTCATCGCAGCCTTCTTGGGCTTGACGATGTTGCCAAACTCATCGACCACTACGCGCTCAGCAGGCGCAGCTTTACGTTTAGCCAGTTCGGAGGCTAGCGTGGGCGCAACTCCAGCTTCTTTGGTCGAAGCCTTCATCTCTGCCTGTAGACCTTTTAGCTCATCTTTGATCTCTTTAGCCCGTGCAATAGCCTCGGCACGTACGTCTTCGTCAATCGTTTTATCTTTAGCTATAGGTTCTACTTGAGATAACTCATCTTTCAAGTCAACGATTTTGCTGTTAAGTTCCTGACGATACTCGGGCGTTTGTTTACGGGCTTCTTCAGCCGCTGCAGCCTGTTCACGTTCAGCCGTAGCCAGTTCTTCTTGGAGCCTGCGCTCCTCAGCCTGAGTCTCAGCAACTTTGCCACGGGCTACGCCACGCTGACCTACACGACCAACGGCACCAAACGGACCGCCAACCAATCCAGCCCCATAAGCAGCCTCACCGTACTCAGCCAAGGCATCAGGAGTAGTTAGGGGTAGGCCAGCCTGCGCACGCTCAAGAATTTGTTGAGTAATCTCAGTTGGGATCTCTGCCAACGCTCCAACGCCAGCCCCCTTGGCTAGTACTTTCCCTAAGCTTTCTTGGGCAAGACGCTCAATAGATTCATTGGTACCACGGGCAAGCGCTTTCTCAACTTCTGGTCCCAACAGTTTGCCAACAACGCCACGGCCTAAAGGAATAAAGGTCGCCGCAACTTCAAGTGCAGCCCCGGGTACAGCAGCGGCAGCAGCCCTGCCACGAGAAACTTCAGGCGCACCAGCTTCGGCTTGACGCTCCAAAGCCGATCCATATAACTGAGCAGCCGCAGGTAGCGCAGCACCAATGACAGCCCCGGGTAGACCAAACCTAGCACCGGCACGGGCACCAGCCAACGTAGCAGCGATATTGGGAGCCTGTTCAGCCAAGGCTCCGGGTATTTGACTTACGGCTTCACCAGCAGCGGGGAGCAACCCACGCTCAGCATACGCACGCTTAACTTCTTCAAGACTAGCGCCGGGAGCATATTCACGCCCAATAGCCTCACCACGCTCGATACCGCGCTTTGCAGCCGCAGTGGGGTCAAGTACTGATTCAAGAGCCGTTTGCAGCGAGGAGCCAAAACGTTTAGCGCCGCCTATAAAGGCAGCGCCGATTCCTTCTTTTTGGGGTTCTACGCTTGGAAGTATGTCCCGTTCAATAGCCAACGCAATTTCTGCGTCAGACATCGTTTCAGGGAACTTTACTGGCCCATACCCCGGTACTTGAATTGTCCGCATAGATTATTGTCCTGCTGGAACGTACACCCCATTAACTACTTTCCCTCTTGGCTGGCTTGCTGGCGCTGAACCAAAGGAACCTGATTGTAAAAAGCCTAGATACTTAATCGCACGGTCACGAATAAAGCTTTCTTCATCAATTTTACCCGTAAGTCTTTGTGCTTCGGGCAGGTTTTTCCAGTCACGTTGCGCGGCTTCCAGAGCCGAAGCCATACGCTTATCACCCTTAGATGCAGCCAACTCAATCCGTTTGAGGTCAAACGCAGCATTAAGCTTAGCTTGCTCAAGACCAATATCGGCAATCTTTTCACGCCGCTTATCAACCTTAGCCAAGTCAGAATCCGCGCCGGATTTAAGGTATGCGTTTTGATCAAAGGCCAACTTGGCTTCTTCTTTCTTACGATCCCGCTCTAACCTACGGAAGTCTTTCATGTCTTCCATGGCACCTTTAGCTGCTGCCTGAGAACCTTTACCTATGTTTGTAAGTGCATAGGGTGACTCACCGCCCAAAATACCAAGACCTGCTTCAAGCAAACGACCCCAACCGGCTTCACGGCGTGCTTCAGTATCTGTAGCACGGTCTTTTTCAATTGCTTCACGAGCCTTGGCGTACGGATCTGCAAGAATACCTTGCGCTTTGTAGTACTCAAGCCGCTCTCTGCCCGCTTCTGCCGGTGTAAGTTCTTTTGGCGTGGGTAGTTTTGGAGCTACTAATGAAGCAATACCTTTTTCTTCAGCGGAAACTGGAGGTATTACAGGCGCGACTTCGGGTACTGTGGGTGCTGCTGCTGCTGCAGCGGGTGCTGCTGCTTGAGGTGTTGCTGGCTTATATCCATACCCAGACGCCATACGGTATACGTCAGGCGACTTCAAAGCAGCAATATCTTTATCGCTAAACCCAGCTTCCTTGAGGACTGCCTTGGCTCGATCAAACTCACGAAGCTTTGCTACATCTTCTTCAGACGGGCTGGTAAGTGCCTCAAAAGCCATCATTGGACCCAACGCTAAGGATCCTACACGCCCAAACAACCCCGGCATACGTGACGCTGTACTAGCAGCGTTGGGGAAAGCGGAAGCAAAAGTTGGTCCGGGGCCGGGTCTAATCGTACTTTGTAAGGGTGCGCCAGTTGCTCCACCAGATTGAAACGCCACAATACCACCGCCAGCGTAGCTATCCATCTGTTCCATGTTAGGCGTGGGCACAGCACCAACACCAGCCTCCATCAAGTCTTTTTCTACTACCTTCGGGGCTTGGGCCATTTGCTGTGCCATCATGCCCTGCTGCATTTTTTGAGCTTGAGTCTTTTGACGCAGCACCATCTCAGCAATCGACATGTCCACTACATCACTTTGACCTTGAAGAACTTTAGCCAACTCCCCGATTGGGAGCCGCTTAGCCATCGCAAACTGTTGTTCAGGAGAACGCATCATGTGGATTTACCTCCAAGGAGGTTGTAAAGACTTAGACCAGACAGACCCAGACCAGCCAACTGGCTAGCAAATGAAGGCGGCGGGGTAACAGTTGTTTGTGTTGTATCGGTCGTTGGAATACCACGGATAAAGGAGCTAAGGCTTTCAAGCTGAGACTCTGGGTAGTTAATGTTCTTCAACAGATCCTGATACCGTACATCTAGCTGCTGTTGAGACAGCGCACGCTCAAGGTCGCCGTACGCACCAAGGGTTTTAAGGCGGTCAATATCAGCCGCTTGTTGAGCCACACCCAACTGCCCGAACTGTGAACCCAACGTGCCGTATGTCTGCGCTTGCTGGAGTTTGGCTGCACGCTCTGCTTCCAGACCTTTTTGAGCGGCTTCGTATGCAGACTGCAACCCACGGGCTTGAATGTCGCCAAGCTGCTGGCCTAATGCCTGCTCACGCTCTGTCTGGGCTAGTAACTGCCGTGCGCCACCATAAGTTCCTTGACGCGCTGCACCAAGATTTACGCCAAGCTGTGTTTTCTGTGCGTCTTCAATTGCTTTTTGCTTTTGAACATCAACCACATTTTGGGCATAGGGCGACATGTACTGCTGAACTAAACCTTGATCTAACAGGCTGGGCAGTCCCGATGCAGCTGCGTAACCAGAACCCAAAGCCCCAGTACCCATTTGGAACTGAGTAGGTGTAGTCATTTGGCCTAATTCAGCGCCAACCTGTTGCTGAGTAGCTGCTAAAGGCGCAATCCGCCCCGCACCATAAAGACCTGCAGCTTTGAGCGGATCTACATATTTAGCTTGAAAAGCCGCTGGGGTGCCCTGACCGTATAGTTGAAACGCCTGTGGGATCAGACCTTTTTGCCCTTCGGCACCGGACGTGTAATACGTCTCAAACGCTGAAGGTATCGAACTTGTTTGTATTACTTGTGAGGTTGCCATGTTTTATCCTTTAAGCAGGCATGTAGCGTTGAGCGTTTACTGCCGGTGCTTGTCTGGTTTTGCCAGTGCGCGCCTGTCTAGCGCGGTCCATCATTGCGTACAGTTTCTTGGCCCCAGCGTTGCTTGAGCCGTTACCGATGTGGCTAACTACATCTGCTGGAACTACAAACTCACCATCAGCAAGGCGGGCTTCTTGTTTGCCGCCAATACGGGCTGGGATACTGTCTGACATCCCATCACCACCCCCACGTAGATAACGAGGAGGCATACCACCCTTAGCCAAAGCAGCTAAACCACCCATCGCCATGCCGTCGTCCCTACCTAACTCGTCATCATAAGAAGCCATACCGCCAGAAGCCAATCCACGGGTACGGACATCTTCAGCGGTCAAGCGCTGATACAGAAGCGGGTAATCTTGTAGGAACTTCTGAGCTTGCGCAACTTCTGCGGCTGTTTTGTTTCTACGTTCGTTTAGGATGCGCTCAGCTTCTTCTTTTTGGCGCTCTAACTCTTTTTTAGTTGTGATTGCCCCGTAGCCTGTAAAACCAAGTGTGCCAAGCTGCGCCGCATCCCTAAGAGTCATGTTTTTTACTGAATCTACAGCTGCTTCACCGACAGACCCCGCCAAATCTAAAAGCGCCTCACCTGTACCTAAAGTCGGTCTTGCTGCACCTGCACCGGGAGTACCAACAGCTGTTTCAATGGGTGCTCGCCCACCAACGATTTCGGTTCCGCCAGTTACGTCAACAGTCGGTATGGTTTCTGCAGCTGCATAAGTTGTTGGCGCACCAATAGGTGCCGGGGCTGGGGGTACTGAACCGCTAATGCCTGCAGCCTGTAAGTCCGTAGCTGACCCAAACGGATCGTAATTTGCCATTAAACCGCTGCCATCATAGCCGCTTGAAGGAACCGGGAGTGAGACTGACGGAGTTACTGGGGCTGGTACCGAACCGCTAATGCCTGCGGCACTTAAATCTGCGGCTGAACCAAACGGATCGTAGTCTGGCATCAAAGTACTACCGTCCAGTGTGCCCCCAGTAGGCGCTGTGCCAGCTGCCGCAGGACTCATGAGAGACCCAAGCCCGTATGCAAGGGCGCCAGAGGTTAACCCCCGCCCAAGATTAAATTTACCGTCTTTACCCATACCACCCAAAGCACCTGTCAGTAACGACTTAGTAAGAAGCGAGGACAGCCCAAACATACCGGGGATTGGTATGAAAGGAAGTATTGGGGCGATTGGCTTTAGCGCTTTGGCTACTGGTTTGACTACTTTGCCAGCGACTTTAGCTACGTCAGATACTATGGGTACACCGGATTTACTCATATTGCTTTCTCCCAATAGGTTGGGCGGAATCCGTATTTACGGGCAACGCGCTCCCAACCACGGCGGTTAGTTCCAAAAATTAAACGATTGCACCCAAGATCTTTGGCAAACTCAGCCAGCATATCAATGCCTTCCCCGAGGTCATACCCAAGATGCAGGTGCGCAATCCACACAAAAAACGCTTCGTCCGGCTGGGGGTACCCCATAAAAAAACCTACCGCAACGTCGCCTTTAACTCCTAAAACCGTATACGCACCGCCATTCTTAGCGGCGTTATTGACTGAATCCAGCGTCCACTCGACCGACTCATCCGTTTCCTGTACCGCCTCAAGCCCGTGCCGTAAAAAGCTCCAGAATCTATCGACTTCTTCCGGGGGCACGAGGTACGGGGTCATAACCGAATTATCCATAAATTGTCAAGCATTGTCACTGGGTAAGGTCGTAGAAGGTAATACAGCCAACCCCGTCGCCGGTTGTAGCGCCAGCAATTGTTCGGACGCCCAAGGTATAAATGTCGCTAACGCCTGTCAGGGATACGCCAAGTTGCTGATCCCAGTTAAACCCAGTAGGAGCCGTCGTGTCTGCTTGGCCTCCGCCACCCGAACTGGCAACGTAACCGGTCTGAACAATCGTGCCTGCCGTGGCAATCGCCGTAGCCGCAACGTCAAACTCCACATTGCTGTCAGAAGGAACGGTTGCCGCCCAAGTGGCTCCCGTAAGGACTGGGTTTTTAATCAGCGCAATCTCGTAGTCTTGTAGCGTGGTTGGTTGAAACTGTATACGGTTAGGAAGCACCACTGCACCTAGCGCCGTTGATGCCAGCCGAATTGAGACAACTGGAAGGAAGTTAGCCGCTGTGTTTATGGTGTTAAGCACTGTTGTACGCCTTGCAACGTGCTCGATTGATATGGCCTCAAAGCCACCCTCGGAAATTACTGAGGAGCAAATCTGCGTGAGCGTAGCGGCAACCGCCGATGTTGTAGTAGTAATCTCATAGCGGACAGGCAATATGGCAGTGGTCATGTAGACCGTTGTGCCGTAAACGTTGGCGGTATTAAATGTATGGCAAAGAACATATTGCCCGTCAATAATAAAGCCGCACCGAACTGAACCGACCCCTAGCCACTCAAAATCCATCCATAAAATCTGTGGGTGGGTCAGGTCAAGGGTGTATCCAGAGGCACCGGTACCGTCTAGTTTGTCCCCATTCCAGTCTGCTTGATTGACAAACCGTGCATCGCTTGGAGTACCAGAGGTATTTGAACGCATCACAAGCGAATTAACGCCTCCGGTGCGACGGAAGAATAGCCCGTTTTGAGTATTAAAGTACCCAACTTTTTGATCGAGGTTGGCAGAAGTGTTGTTGTCCATCTGGAATGTTGCTAGAACCAATAGACTTTTTCCCGGCTGGTACAGCATATTGCGGAATGACTGGCGCACCACGGAGCCAACGCCACCACCTGTCACAGCCAGACTAACGCTAGACTGGTTGGTATTGAATGTCGATGTCCCAGTACCCGATGTGGAGGTGCTGAACTGATTGTCAGCAGCGTAACGGCTTTGGCTGTCAAATAGGCTGTACGGTTCGCTAACCCGCAGTCTTCCAAACGCATCTACGTTGGTGCCGCCTATTGAAATTGGTAATGGGGTCATATTTCCCTCGCAAGCCGTTCCATTTAGTATCCCTGCTACTGCGTTTTGAAAGTTATCAATCTGGTTAAAGTACAGCCGCAAAATCCTAATAAGGTCTGTTGCGTAGCGCTGATCGTATTCAATTGGTGGTACCGGTAGCGCAGGCGCAACAAAGTTCTTCTGTAGATTGTTATCAACACAGATAGTCATCGTCTACCATCCGGGCGTCCGTCAAGGCGTGGAGAACCAAGCTGCCACTGCACATCTAAATCTTCAGAGTAAATCTTAAACCCAAGCTGACGAGCACGGGCGCGTATAAATATCTGATCCGTGTACTGTTGAACCGGGATTGTGGCGCTGCGCACTATATCGGGTTGATTGGCGCTAATGTAATTGGATCCCGGGAAGTTCCTTGGTTTAACTGTCATATAAACCGTAGGGCTAGCGGCAGTCGAACCATTGAAGTCCAAGTCAGGAATAATCCGTTTAATTAGTACGAACTGATCTCCATCCACTAAATCAAAATCAGACGTTGTGATAAAGGACGACATGGGAAGGATGTCATCATTGACACCTTGCTCATGATTAAATACGTAGTTACCGCCGATAGCCTGCGGGTATTCCCTAAGTGGTGAGTCCAGCCACGCAGTCCGAGCAATACTGCCGTAGTACCAAATCTTTTCAACGTAGTTAAAAATTACATAACTGTCGTTAGTGTTAGATGCAGCGCTGGGGTAGAACCACCAAATTTCCTGCCACCCTTCGTTAGTGCCGCACACAACCTGACTTGCTTGGTCATAGTTAAAGTTGCTAAACACGTGATTTCTTAGTGTGCAAGGTAGCGTCTCAACCCGTCCAGAATAGGAATAGAACTTATCTGTACCCATCCAATAGGTCACGTTATTAGCAGAAATACAAGCCCGTGGGGACATGATTGAGATGTTGTCTGCTAACTCTTGGAGTCCAAATACGTCTGTGGTTCCCAAGAACTGTAGCGTGTACAAGTGAGAGTCAGTAAATACTAGCGTCTCCTGCCGGGTAGGTATCGCCCTGATAATCCTTGATCCACGAGATACTCGTAAGAAGCCTGCCGAATTTGTTGCGGACGGCGCCCAGTTGACAGGATCGTCCTGATTAGCCCACCTAATAAGAAGGGGGTCAAAATCATTGACGCTACTAGAACCGTAAGGCACGCAGCCAAAAGCGAGTAGATGCTTATCGTTTTGTGATACAAGAATTTGCATGGCTTGGACGGGGACACTGGCAGCTCCTGTTAAAGAAGAAAGCAACACGGCACGCGTATTAAATGCCCCGTTGTACTCCCAAATATAAATCGGACCGTTGCGGATATTGGCAATCAGGTCGTTGTCAAAGTTGTCCATGAACCAATCACGCTGCGCAATCAAAACAGGCGTAAGCGCGCCCTCACCCCAGCCCAATCGACCCCACGTACCAGCACCCCAGCCGTATCCGTAGGTAACTGATGCCCCACCAATATTGATCTGGAAAGCCGCCGTAATGGCTGTGCCACCGCCGTTTGCCGTGCTTGAGGCAGTTGTACCAACGGTAATAGTGAAGTTGTCTGCGTCAACGATGGATTGGATTTCAAATTCAGCGTTTAACTGAGAAGCGGGTACCCCACCCACCGGCCCCGTAGCGCCTGAAAAAGTAACAAACGCCCCAGCCGAAGCGCCGTGCCCAGCTATATTGACGTTGACCGTGGTAGATCCGCTGGTGGTGTCAAAACAGTTATCTGTATCCGGGCTGGTGAAAGTTGCTCGAATTGGGGTGATGTCAATTAAATTAGCACCAACTTCTAAATATAGTTTTTGATCAGTCCCGTAGGACATGATGTTGTCAGAGTTGGTAGTTATGTAGTTGTACATCTGTCGGCAGGTGCCGATCAGAGTAAATAAACCATAGCGCAACCACCCGCCAATCTTTTGCGGGTACCCAGACCGAAAGCGAATCTTGTCGCACTCATGAAAACCACCCTCATTGGAGTAGTTAGTCTGATCGCGGTTGACGCCCGGTTTGAACTGAAGCTTTTGGAGTGGCATTTTAGGCTACAAGTCCTTTTAGATACACCGTTTTACCCCCCTGCTTGGTAGCAGTCAAGTTCTCTTTCTTGAGGTTAGCAGGGTCGTAGGAGACGTGAACCCAGCCCGAATCAGGAACCCCGGGGGTGTAGAACTCAAGGATTAACTGGGTGTAGGTTAGGTTGTCCATAATCCACACGGCTAGGTCTGCGTTGGGCACACCGGGAATCTCAATGTCAGCGGCTTGTCCTTTACAATGGTCGGACGTTTTGGAGCCTCCCACCTTTGCGTTGACTTCGGGGTGCCTAAAGCCTGAGTTGACCTTAACTCCCCGCTGGAAATGATCACGGACTGGCTGGAGTACCTTCTCACATAGGGTTTTAAGGTTTGCAATCTCAGCCTCCCCGGGTGTGTTGTCCATGTCGTGCCGAAGAGCGGTCTCGCTTTTGACCAATTCCTCAAGCGTAAAGTTAGCCGTCAGGTTCATTTCTGCTTGGCCTTCATATCCATGACCTTCTCAAGGGTGCGTCCGCCGAAGTAGAAGGACATCACCAGCATCCCCCACTGGCCCAAGAGTGACACAAAGTTATCCGAAATATCCAGCCCCAAGGCATCCATCACGGCTAGGGCTAGGTAGGCAGTCAGGATGTAGATCAGCGTCATAGGCCGGATGTTTTTGGACAGCCACGAGTCCGACTTCATATCAGCCTCAGCCCGCTTGGTCAGGTTATCCTGCTCGTTCATGTCCGCTTGGAGTTGGGCTAATTCACCCTTTTGCTGCATCTCTAGAAGCATAGCCTGCGCCTTGGCACGAGCCTCTGGGTCTGGAAGAACCTTGTCCAGTACCTTCTCACCAATGGATAACAAAGCAGCAACTGGGAACATTATTTCTTACTCCTTGAAAGCATGGTTGCGGCGATATTAAGCAGCGCCTTGGTCTGATCTAAATCGGCGGGAGGGGTTGCCCAGCCCACGGTAATCTGCCCCACAAACCGACTCGGCTCAGGCGGGACACTGATCCTGCACGCAAACCGCATACCCTTCTCAATGTACCAAAGGCCAATCTCTGACTGCGCCGCCTTATATTCCCCACATGGAATGTTGCCTGCCATGAGGTTAACTACGTCCTGATTGTTGGTTTGGTTAGCCGTAAAGAGTCCTACGTCCAGCCCATCGTTAGTCTTGTCCCTACCTTCCTTGGTATACGCCCGATACTGCACCCGGGTTCCAAGCAAAGGGTTTACTTTAAATACCGCCACGGTAGTCGCACCCGTGGTCTTAAACAGATGGGCTACAGCATCCTCAACCCGGTCTTCTACAATCTCAGGAAGTTTCTGACTTTCCTTGTAGGTGCCTACGATTAAGTCTTTGTTGTCATACAGCATCCAGCCACCGAAAGCCAGCACCCCCATGAGGATCAAGGCGAACAATTTAAACGGCGAGTCAACGTACGCCAGCACCTTTGATAGCGTGTCATTAGCGTTTAGTTTCTCAGCCATTACAGATGACCCTTCATAATGTAATAAATAGTGACAACCAGAAACGCCAGCATCACACAAATAATCTGCAACTCTCGTAACTTCGCTACATCCCTGCCCAGTGCATCTTTACTTTTGGCATGACGGGCAATCATGTCCTCTTTAATCTTCTTGACCTTCTCGAACTCTTCCTCACCCTTGAAGTGCCCAAACTGCTGGATCAGAAAGTCTTTTACTTCCAACTCCATGCGGCGTATTTGGTCTAGCCTGCGCCACTCCGCCATAGCGGTCATGATTGTTATTTCGCCTTCACTGCTCTTGCGTACGTTCCTAAAAGCATGACGGGCTTTGACCTCCGCCATTCCAAAGTTTTGAATCGACTCGACTGCTGAACTAATCTCCTTGCCTGATTGAATAGCAGACTTAATACTCTGTGTTGCCGCCTTTGCGGTACCGATAATCGGGTCTAAATCTGACAAGATTCATCCTTTTAAAACACCCCGCCGCCAGCAGCAGGTAGTGTTGTCGCATGGATTGCTACGTTTTGCTGGAGATCTAGGTCAACTCCACAGTCGGCGCAGGTGTCGGCCTCTAACTCAGACTCATCCAAGTCATACCCACAGGCTTTGCAAAGCAGTTCTACTTCGTGCTTTGGGACTATGGTGCCGTCAATTTCCTGCGCTTCGACTATGCGTTTCATATTTACCCCTGAACTGCAGCCATTAACTGCTCAACCGTTGTGCAGGCAGCAATCGCAGCCTCTTTCTCAGCACACAGCGCCAATACAGCAGCACGGTCAGCCATCACATCACCGGGAATCTCGACGTTGCGCTCGGCCTTACGGATTACCATCCAGTCGGTTTGGGCAAGTTCTGAGTTAGCAGCGGCTTTGGTTTGAGCGATCCACTGTGACTTGAGACCCTTGGTAACCAGACGCTCGGTGGAATCAACCATTGCAGGCTGTCCATTAACCACACCCAAGACCTGAACGTACATTGGGTTGCCCTGTGCATCTACTTCTTCCTTGTCCTCAAGCGCCTTGGGAGTAGCCGTGTAGGTTGCCTCAACCGTCTGGTTGGTCTCGTTGACACGGTAGGATGGGCCAGTTACCCAGTAGAACCGCTGGTCTTGTTGAGTGCCTTGGATGACCTCGTAGACACCTACTGACTTGCGCTCTGCCTCGGTAGCATTGCGGATAAATCTGGCTGAGTATTGCTTCTCGCCAATAGTAAAGGCTACATCCGGCTGGATGAGTTGAACGATGTTACCGTTTTGAACTACTGCGAACATAATGTTCTCCTTAAAAAATTATCGTGCGTTAGCAAATTGAAATGGGTATTCGGCAAAGGCTGCGTAGATGTAGGTTGCCGTGTTTTCATTGTTACGAACTGAAGTGTTTCGCACCTTAAATCCGTTAGATACAAAATCAAGATACGCAGTTGAACTTAAAACAGTAGTTGCCTCTGCATCTGATTTGTTAGGCATAAGTTGTAGATCCGCCACATTATATGTATTTCTTGCGGAATCTAAGATAATCCAATCTCTTGCAGAAACAGTTGCTTCTTTTACCATTACAAACCTTGGCCTAAACCCTGTGTAGATAAATGGGCCATCAGCACTTCCATTGCCAATATACGAACCAAAGGCAGAGTACCCCGCTACTGCGGCAAAGCAGTAGGCTACAAAGTTATTAGTATTTCCATTTACATCTGTTGCATTACCTAAAGAAAATACCGTTGAAGTTGGTGCGGTATTGTTCCAAGCCCCGCTAAATGTATTTTCAGTATCAGTTAAATCAAGAAATAGTCTTTTTGTTGCGCCTAGTACAGAACTATAAACTTGCCAGTTTTGTGCAGATGCAGTTCTATTTCTGACAATAATTAAATTTGGCGCTACCCCCAATCCGTGACCTACTGTTGCCCCGCTTGTAGCGTTACCCGTATAAGTAACAATCGAGAAGCCAGCAGTTGTATTTGCTGAGACTGTCGAGGTTATGCTTCCAGCGGTGTTGGATGAGCCTGATCCGTTGGCTTTCCAGTTCCATGCGACGTAAGTAGAGCCAGAACCGTTTACTGAACCCACCGCAAGGTTATTGTCTCCAAGAGTCATACTGCTTGAACCAATCGCAGTAACTCCACTATCCGCATCAGTTTGTTCTGCGTCAGTTAAGTTTGTAAATAGTTGCTTGCTTGTTCCACGAACAGAATCAGTCAGAGTATGAGCCGCCGCACCGTTTCTACGCTTAATCCAAATAAAGTCTGGTTGCAATCCTGTGTCTATGGTTTGACTTGTACCGTTACCCGTATACAGAACAGCATTAAAGTAATCATCACCTTGATTCGTCAGCCCAAAGCCAATAGTCGTTGCTGGTAGGTTAGTGGTACATAGTGAACGGAATCCAGCGGGGGGTGTATACGCAAATGGGCGTTGACCGAAGTTGGCTTCTACCGTACAAGAAGACGTAGCACCTCCGTTGCTTACTGATGGACTATACGTGCCACTAATAGAAGTAAAGGCTGCGTTTGTTCCCGCTACTGGGTTTCCAGAGTTTTGAAATGTACCGTTTTTAGAAAAGTAAATCTTGCCGTTGTCCATATCCAACGCAACGCCAATTACATCATTTGTTGTAAATGTGTTTCCGTAAGAAGTTGCCGTTGATGGGTTGTATTTATTTCCGGTTGTATAGTATCCGTAACCATCATCTCCACTTGCAAGGTTGGCGGTTTTGTACTCATACGCAGAACTTGTTACAGCGACCATGCAGCCACCGCTAGAAATTGCAGTAGGAGTTACTTCCCAATACCATTTGCCAGACGAAACTGCAATAGTTGAAAATATTCGTTCATCTGCTGCCGTTGTTGTTACAGCAGTTAAATTACCGTTTGAAGTGCTTGATGCCGCTGGTTTTGCTAAAGGACTCCAAGTACAGTAATTGCCCCGTATCACCCCGCCTACATCACCTGTGGTGTTATACGCAAACCACGGGGTAGGCACATCAGTCAAGCTGTCGTTGGCTGATCCATCGGCAATAAATGCCCCGCTGGATGCGGTAATGGTTAAACTAGGCGCTCCATTGGGATAACCGTAATATGCAGTTACTGCATTGTTTGCGCCAAATGCAATTGAAATAACATCACCGCTGACAACCGAAATTCCTGTTTGCGTTACCGTTTGCGCTGTTCGTGACTGGGTGGCAGTTTGAGTGCCTGAGTTGTTATTTACAGCGCCGCCTTGGACGGTAAACAAAGAACTTCCGTTTTTATAAACGGTGTGAGTTTGCCAATCAGAAATAAGTCCGTTAAGCGAACCAATTCCAGTAAACACAGACCCACTAATGTTTCCGCATCCACCAAAAGCAGTTAAATTAACCGTGCCAGATCCAACAACAGTTGCCGATAAAGTAACACTACCTGATTTTGTTGCATCAACTATTTCTAAAACTTTTGATGAAGTACTGCCAACGCTAAAGTTGTTAGTAGTCCAGTTATTAGCGTTGCCAGAGTAGTCATAGCCCAGCGTGGTGGTCGAGGTCGCATCCTTGAAGTTCAAGTAGAACCCGTTAGTCCCGTAGGTTCCTGAATACTTAAGCGGAATCCATTGACCGGTCTGTGGGTTAGTCATGCCGAATGATGATGGGGTTAAGGCTTGACCGTCAATGAAGTTAGTTTCTGTTAGGTAGCCGTTTACAAAGTCTGATGAATTGTAAGTACCGCGGCCTATATTATGCTCACTTGTTGAATTTATGTAAGTTCTCATATTTAGACTGGGGTATGAACCACTCAAAGTCTGCAAAGAATTATTTACATAAAGTATTACTCTGTTTGAAGAAGTTGCTTGGGTTGTGTCAACAGACATAACAATATGATACCAAGCAGATGGGTCACGAAATACTGCGGCAGTATCTAATGTATAGGATGATGAACTATCAAAATCATAAAAATACACTCTTAATAGGTTGTCACTTTTAAATCTAAGTAGTGCCGTAGCCGAAGCACTTGCATTTGCGGACAATAAGCAATTATTTGCGCCAGTGTCACATCTTTTTACCCATGTGCTAAAAGTAAATGTGCGTTGGTTTCCAGCACTAGCCGGGGTTCGGTTCAGATAAGCAGAATCTGCGCTATTGAATCTTAGGCTTTTAGAGATTGGGTTAGGTACACCAGCCACGGGCCAGTTGTTGTTCTTGATGGCGGCGGCTTGATCGTCCAGCGTCCAGTTACCCGATGCGCTGGTCTGGGTAGGAGTTACCTGAGTTTTGGTTATGACTTTACCGGGGTAGTCCATGTCGATCCTATCGGGCTAAAGCGTACTTAAATGGGAACTCGGCAAAGCAAGCGTAGATTATTGTCTGTCCGCTGCCGTTTATTTCTGCATCAGAAGTTCTAATTTTAAATCCGTTAGAAGTAAAATCCAGAATGTCAGAATTGGTTGCTTCTGCATTTGAGTTGTTTGCAAACAAACGACCATTCATTACGTTGTAGGTATTTCTTGCTGCGTCTAACATATACCATCTGTATGCTTGTGTGGCTGATTTCAGCATAACCCACTCCGGCCTAAATCCCGTGTAAACAAACACACCATCATTGCTGCCATTGCCAGTGAAACTACCAAATGCACTATAACCTGCCACGGGTGCGAAGCAGTAGGCTACATAGGTGTAAGAAGCGCTTTGGTTTACAGAAACGTCATCACCAATCGTAAATGTTGTTGAACTAACTGCACGAATGTACTTGGATGGAGAACCACCGGAAACTTCTGCTCCTGTTGTATTTAATCCTTCAAGAGCATAATTTGTAGTTAATTTATCAGTCCATACCATCCAGTTAGTAGCATTACTTCTGGACTTAATAATAATCCACGATGGAGACGCACCAAGACCATGACCTACCGTAGCCCCGCCAGAGCCGTTACCTGTATAAGTAACAACACTAAAGCCAGCAGTTGTACTCGCTCTTACTTGAGAAGATATTGTGCCGCTAGTGTTAGTTACGGTTGAGCCGCCAGCGTTCCAGTTCCATGCGACGTAAGTAAAACCAGTACCGTTTACATCAGTATTTGCACCTAACGTAAAGCCGTCAGACCCAAAGGCCGTAAGTTCATCGGTTGTTGTGGCTTCTGCCGCCGTAGACGAACTCATTATTCTTTTATTTGCACCACGGACAGTATCAAACAATCTATGATTTTGTACGTCATTGCGTACTTTCAACCAAGTAAAGTCTGGCGCAAATCCAACCCCGGTAATGTTTTGTGTTGATGAGTTTCCGCTGTACAACACCACATTCATGTAATCATTTGCCTGTGTCGTGCTAGTTGCACCGATAGTCGGCGTAGGCAGATTCTGTGTGCAGAGTGCTTTGTATCCGGTTGGCGCTGCATACGGGAAAGCACTTGCCCCGAAGCAAAAGTCTCTAATCTGCTGCGTGGTGTTCGTGGTATTGTTGAACGAAACATTGTACGGAATGCCTGTCGTAAAGCCAGTTAGTTGCGCCGTTGAAGATATGTTGGGTGTGGCGTTCTTCGCAATATAAAGTCTTCCGTTATCAGCATCAAACGCAAAGGTATATACGTCTCCATCAGAAGCAGATGCTGGTGTTGAGTTGGCTGTTACGCCAGCAGCCTTAGCGTATGTCCCATCGGCACGGAATGATGCATAAGTCCCGGTCAGCGTTCCATAACTAACTTGCACAGATCCCGGAGTTACCCCTACTCCACCACCGCCTCCGGCTTCGGTGTATGTGCAAGTCCAATACCACTTGCCTGTAGTCGGTATCTGTATTGTTGCGTGAGTAAAATCATCCGGAAAGGTTCCAGACGGACATACAAGTTTTAAATTGCCGTTTGATAGATTGTATGAAGACGAAGAATTAATTGGATTCATTGTGGCGTAATTTCCACGCACCTCACCACCAACACCAGTATCGGTTCCGTAGGATGTGGGCGTGTCTGTCAGGCTGTCGTTATTTACTCCCGGCGTGGACGAGAGGTTATTGGCAGTCCAGTTGTTGCCCCTGCCCGAAGCATCGTAACCAAAGTCAATAGGCATTACGACTTCTCCCAGTTGCCAACGGATTCATTCCAAGTGTACCGATCACCATCTACCGGATATGGTACAGGGGCATCCCACAGGCAGGTTGTTTCATTGAGCACCCACGAGGCAAAAGGCTTGGGAGGAATAAACGCATCCCGACCCGCATCATAGGTGTAACCGATACCAGCGTAATTCTTACGGAAGGGCGTGCCACCTAGAGCGTGTACGCCGCCGTATGTATTGTACGAGGTCTGCTTGTAAACGTCACCAGTACGGGCAGACAACTCTGCCTCTTTACCGTCATCTTCTTGACGGCCCACGGTCACAAAGACCACGACATTGTTTTCATCTAATTTGGCAAAATGGCTCATGAGAATGTCACCGTTTCAGATGTTGTAGAGGTGGCAGTCACGGTGTAAATCTTAAATCCGCCAGATGTTGTGGAAGTCTGGGTTACACCACCAGAAAAGGTAGCCGTGCGAGTATCTGCAATTTTGATGATAACTACGCCAGAGCCACCGCCGCCAGATTGTGCGGAACCACCAGAAATTCCACCGCCTCCACCTCCACCTCCAGTATTGGCAGTTCCACTAGTAGCGGCAGAGCCTGTTCCGGGGGTCAGATAAACACCGCCGTTGCCCCCGCCTCCAGAGCCACCATTACCCGCTGTGCCGCCATTATATGTACCACCGCCACCGCCACCGGCACGAGTTACAGATGAGCCAGTAATGCTAGATGCGGTACCTGCTGCTCCCGTACCACCAGTGGTTCCTGACCCATTGCCGCCCGTAGCGCCAGCACCACCTCCTCCAGCACCGCCGTAGTTTGGAGAGGATGCACTTCCTGTTCCACCGTTATTACCCTGAGATGGAGATGTTGACGGAGTGTTTCCAGCGCCAGCGGCTTCCGTTCCCCAGTTTCCTCCACCTCCGCCACCACCAGAGCCGCCTGATTTGGCTACCCCGCTACTAAACCGAGTATCGCCGCCACCGCCACCGCCACCTGTGGACGTGATACTAGAAAACACTGAGTTAGAACCATTGCCGCCGTTAAGGCTAGTTCCAGCAGTTCCGCCAGCGCCTACGGTGATTGTATAAGCAACTCCAAGAGCAACTGTTGTTGTTGATGTACGATAACCTCCCGCTCCACCGCCACCACCACCCACTACGCCACCGCCGCCGCCGCCAGCAACAATTAAACTCTCAACCTCTAGGCCCTCTTTATTAAACTGCAAATAAAACCCGTTTGTACCAAATGAGCCGGTGTACTGCCGAGGCTCCCATACGCCGGTATTCGAGTTAGTCTGACCAAAGGACGCGGGGGTGAGGGCTAGGCCGTCGATGAAGTTAAATTCTGTTATGTACCCATTTAGGTATTGGTCACGAGTGCTTGTGCCCCTCTGCGAGACCCCGATGTTATGTGTGTTCGTGCTATTAACTAGCGTGTTGGCATTTGTGATGGCGCTCGAACCAAACAAGAATGAATATGCAACCGAAACCCCGTTTACATAAATTTTTACACGGTCTCCTGATGTTGCTTGTGTTGCATCAACTGCGAGAACAATGTGATACCAAGAGCCGGGGTCTCTATAAATAGGAGTTGTACCAATATATGTTGGAGACAAAACACCATCGTCAAAATAAACACCTATTGAGTTAGTGTCCAACCATTCAAATGAAAACCCATTGTTACCTACATTTGGAGAGTTCACACTAAAAAAGTTTTGTCTTGTGCTTAGGGTGCTTCGTTTTGCCCACAAAGAAAATGTGTAGGTTTTTCTATTGCTCGCAACCGATGGGGTTCTGTTCAGATACGCACTATCCGCAGAGTTAAACCTTGCAGACAAACTCACCTGCGTAGCCGCCATGGGCCAGTTCCCGGCAGACTGATTTATCAGTTGTTGCTCAGTCGTCCAAACGCCAGAAGCCGAACTAACTGTCGGCGCTGTTGGGTTGGCGGTAATTATGTTACCGGGGTAGCCGTGAATGGGCATCGCTAATCCTTACGAGTTTAATTCTTCCCACGAAGCAGTAACCACTAGGTCACTTGCCGAGCCTGCCGTAGCACCGATGGATTGGTTCTCAAGCAGGTAGAACGATGTGGTTTTGTCCGTTACGATCAGGGTAGCATCAGCCGGGACAGAGATGGTTGAAGCGATTGGGTACGCCGTTCCACCTAAAGCCGCTTGGCTGTATACGTTGATCGTAATGTCTGCTGCAGAAGTTCCGTCTACGTTAGCAACTACAATCGAGTTGATCTTGAAGACTTTGCCACTAGCCGCAGCGTTGCTGACCAATGAGGTTGCTGAGGTTGTAGACAGCGATGTACTGGACGAGTTGCCGTAAATCGCCGCTACGTTGACTATATTTGGGTTTGCCATTTACTTACTCCTTAAATAGGGACACTAAAAGCCGAAAATCATTGCCATTGCGATACTTTTGCCCGTTGTAATACCGCTAGACGGGGTTGTAAAAGAAAGCGTTCCTGAACCATTAGTTTGCAAAACCTGTCCAGTTGTACCGTCTGCGTTAGGCAGAGTAAACGTCACGTTTGCAGCCATGCTGTCAGCCGCTTTAAGACTAACGTAGTTTGTACCGTTGTCTGTGTCTTCATACAATTTAAGGTTTGCACCCGCCGCTGAAGTACCAGCCACATCTAACTGCGTAATCCCTGCAATCGTGCCACCAGTAATCGTAGCGGAAGGAGTTGTGACAGCTGGAACATAATCAAACGCAGACTTAACATCGGTGCCATCGTTATAGATAAACGCAGTCTTGCCATTTGGCACAGTGACAGAAGCACCGGCTACGATGACTCGGATTGACTGGCTACCAGTCGTATTGTTCTGAATGATGTACGGCTTCTCAATGCCCGGAACAATTAAATCCCGCGTTGCAGAAAGCGATACCGTGGATGTGACATTTAGAACAAAGTTACGGGCTATCTGAGTAGCGTTTGTGTTTGTTAGGGTCAACGTCAGATTGGCGTCTGAGGTGAACTCAGGGTTTGCCCTACCTACTATGGCTTCCTCAAGGGCTGTGCCAAGGTTAGTGTTAGTTGTATTTCCCCAAGTGCCAGACTGCTCACCAGTGGCGATAAGTTCGACTTTTAGGGCTGAATAAGTTGAGGCCATGTTTTTTCCTTTACGCTGCTATATCGACCCAATTTGCGGTTTGAGCGTCATTAACTGCCACCCATCCACCGGTCTGTGAATCATTAACATTTTGCCAGTTGGCTGTTTGATTGTCATTAACGGAAGTCCACACTGATACAAAAACTGGCGTAACTGAAGCATTACCTTGAACGCCCGTAACGTTGACTGTGACCCCTTGACCGGCAGAAACGGTACCAATTGCCGTAAGAGCCGTAACACCTGTAACAAAGACACTAACACCCGGGACAGCCGTTGCTTGCCCAATAAACCCAGTTGCGGAAACACCTGTGACATTGACTGCAATGTTTTCTTGAACAACTGCTTGCCCGATAAAGCCGACTGCCTGAACGCCAGTAACAGTAACAACTCCGTCACCTGTAACAGAGACTTGTCCGACAAAGCCAGTGGCTTGAACTCCCGTGAGAGTGACTGAGGCATCGCCTGTTGTGGCAACGCTTCCGATCTGACCAGACCCGCTAACCCCTGTAACTTGGACTCCTGCCCCGCCTGTGGCTTGCGCTTGCCCGATGAAGCCGTTTGCACTGACCCCGGTAACGGTGACACTAGCCCCTGCGCTGGCGGTAACGGAGCCAACAGAACCGCTACCTGAGACACCTGTGAGGCTGGTAATCGCACTTCCACTGACTGCGACTGATCCAATCTGCCCTGTACCTTGGACCCCCGTAACGGAGACAGAAGCACCGCCGGTTGCTTGGGCTTGCCCGATGAATCCCTGTCCTTGAACACCAGACGGGAAGACGTTGGCATCGGCAGCGACGGTAACTTGACCTGCGGCACCTGTGCCTTCAACCCCTGTTGGGAAGACGTTGGCTGTGCCTGATACTGCGGTCTGCCCAATGAACCCGTTGCCCTGAACCCCTGTGACAAGGACTCCGACACCTTCGCCAACTGAGACTTGACCAATCTGACCTGTGGCCTGAACTCCGGTGACTGCGACGTTTGCATCGCCAGAGACAAGTACTTGACCAACTGATCCTGTCGCAGATACGCCGGTAACATTGACGGATTCATTTTTCTGGGTTTGAACTGTGACTGATCCAACAGAGCCGGTGCCTTCGACACTTGCAGAGCCTTCGCCCCACGGAGTTTCGCCCCACCCACCGTAGCCCCACCCATCGAGCGGGACTTCAACGTCGGTGCGGTCTGACCCCCAAGGAACGTATCCCCAAGGGCCGTCACCCCAGCCACTGTATGTCGCCACATTTCAGTCCAGTTAGGCGATACGAATGATTGCCCCGGTAGCCGTAGCCGCAGGGAAGATAATCGTAAAGGTGCCTGAAGTCGAAGTCTTAGCACCACCGAAGTCTAGAACCGCACAAGCAGGGTTTCCAGTTGCCGTATCGTTATAGATCAAAGCGCCATATGCGGTAATAGTTGCCGTTGTAAACGAAATGTCAGCAAAGTCAGTAAACGCGGTAGTTCCAGAAGAAACTGGAGTTACCTTAGTCAACGCACCGCCACCAGCCACATACGAGCCAGAAGCACCTACTTCGTTAGTTGTGGTGTAAGCCGTGGTTGCAGCCGTAAACGAAGCGCTGTTGTTATAGAGCGCCAGTTTGAACGTCTGACCAGAGCCAGTCGAAAAATTATGTACACCTTTCAGGATTTCTACCTTGAAAGATGTTGGCATGTAGTTACCAGTGAAGGCCATTTAACTTCTCCTTAATAAATGGGCGGCTTTTTCTTCACCACCCTGTAAACAAACTTGTATGCAGGTCGCCCTTTCGGACTGTGCTGCGCGCTTTAAATATTCAAGAATCGTCTTTTCAATCTGTTGCCGGAAATACTTGGCCTGCTCACGAATGGCAGGGGGCGCAGAATCCGACACACCTACAATCTTGTCTGCACAAATCTCAGCCAGATCTTCTAGCGGCAATCCACCAAAATCGCTGGTTTTAATCATCGGGCTGTGGATCTGTCCCGCTTTAATCTCAAACATTACGTCCTCACCGCTTCCGGCGCACGGTATTCATACGCCTTTTCTTCTGTGGATTCTTTGATTTCCGAGTACTTCTTGGTTACGAACTTACCATCTTCTAGCCCAACAACCAAGGGGTCAGCAAGACGGTGGTAGCCATACAATTTGGATTGCACCGGCTCATTAGAATCTAATAACGACGACTCATGGGCAATACCAATCTTGATGCCTCGCTCCATAGCTTTTGACAGCAAGAACTCGCAGCAAGCTCGCCCAGCCTCGGCAAAATGCACAACCTTCTTATATGAGAAGTCAATACCATAGAGGTGCATCTCAGCCACTTTTGCTGCAATACCGTACCCAATAGCGTAGGCAACCGTATTATTGAAGTACCCAGTACCGCAGGCGTTCATGACTTCATCAAGCGGAAACTCCACCAATCCGGGGCAACGGCTGTCTAACTCACAGGTGTAGATCGGACCGGTATGCGACTTCAGAACAGAACGCATGATGCCCGTCTGGGTGCCAGCATCCTCAGAATCCAAGAACCGGCTTGCCGGGTCCATCATAAACACCCTGTCGTGATACACCACCCCCGCCATAGCGTTAATAGCCCAGACCTCATCAATCGGTTGGGAATGGGTTTTAGCCAGCACAAACTGGGCGTGGGACTTACCCATAGCCACGATTGCAATCTTCTTGCCGGACAGATCAGGGATCATTTTACTGGGTACCTTACCTGACCAGAACGATAAGCATCCTGACGATCTTTGGCGTCGCCAAGCTGTTTGAGAAGCGCTATAGCCTCGTTGTAGCGGTCTGTGTAGTTCTTAAGCACGTCCGCATCAGACTTCATAAACGTAGCTGCCTCAAGTAAAGACCCGTAAAGCAGAGCCGACTCAAAGTTATCTCCAAGCCACGACGTACCAGCCGTAACAATAGACTGGGGGTAGTAGAAATAGTGCAGCTCTACCGTGTACGCGGCATTAGGCATCGGCCCAAGAATGAACGTGTTGTAATCAAAGACTGCGTAATATAAGGGTAAACCCGTATCAGTCTGACTTGGATACGCCTCACGAATGAAGTTCACATCCTTGTTGAGTAGATATAGGTAGTCGCCAGCCACAAAGGTACGCCCGTCAGGCAGCGTAGTAGGGCCGTTACAAACCACCGCTAAAGAAAACGTCGAAAGCCAGTCCGGGGGAACCGATAAGTACTTATTGCCGGAAGTAGTAGTTCCAGTCATATTCTTACGAATAGCTGGGATCTGAACCGTGTTGTAAATCCGTTCTTCCGCGTTCTCAATAAATGTATTTATCTGCTCCGCAGACGTAAGCCCGCCCGATCCCACAACCTGTGGGAAATCATTTTCGGCATATGCCTTGATGGTTTGGACGAGCGTTGCGTAGTTCATTAACCCATCTTCCCGCTGATTTTACGACCTTTAGTTGCGGCTCCGTAACCACGCATCGTACCTGTTCCGTACGGATTAACAGAGGCATAGGTGCCTTTGCTTACACCGGCAACAGACATGTTCATCTCATTCATGCAAGCCGCACCCGTTTTATAGGCACTGTCTTGCTGAATAGAAGTTTTCTGCCCAGACATGTTGTGCGGTTCGGCATAAAGAGAAGCCGGTCCGACTTCCTTGCCTTTAACTTTCATGCTGAACTTAGCCATTATCGCCCCCGACCAGAAGAACGCTGGTTCATTACCCGCGCCATATTGCGTCCCATACGCTTCATGTCCATGGATGTTGGGCCACCGGCTTTCATACCTTTGGCACCGTGCATACGCTTTTCGTGGCCTTTGACCGCCTTTTTAGCGACCTTCTCCATCATGGGTTTGTCTTTCTTGATGTCTTCGTGCTTTGCCATGTTTTACTCCTAAGTAGTTGTTACAGATACCGACCCAACACTTCCTTGGGCAACCAAATTATTGGGCGTTAGCCCGTCATCCTGCGGTCCGCCAACAGGGTTCCACCCCCATTGAATGATCCTACTACCCCCTTCAGGAAAGCCAAAAGCATCCTCATCAGTTGGATTTGGGGGGTTAATAACATCAATCTGCAAACCACTGTAGCCTGATTGAGTGTAGCTGCGATCAGGGCGAGGATCACGCAGACCTTGCGGGTCATCCACCGGATACATACCAAGTTGTAACTGCGGCTGGTCTGGATCCCAGCATGTAGGGCAGACCAACATGTTGATGTTTTTGGTCTTGATGACCAGTTTTCTGAGGTCTTTAAGCGGGTAACGAAAGTCGCAGCGGTCGCACTGCGAGATTGCCCACTTCCCAGACGCGAACCTATTGCCCATATCACGTTATATACATCTGACGCGGAACTAACCGGTCAGCTGCCTTTTCTCGGTCTTCACCTGCCGCAAAGGTCCAGTCTTCGTCGTACATGGCTTTAAGTGTTGGGAGCCGTGCTTGACCTTCTGGTAGTTTTAACGCGATGTAATAGGCCAGTCCCGATGTCAGACATGGTAGGAACCGGAACGGAATATCAAAGGTATTAACACCGTTGCCTGCGTCTTGTATACGCCGCATGCGCCAGTAAACAAACGTGTAGTAGGGGCTAGCCTGCGTGCCTTGGTCAGGCACAGGCCAAACCGTAATTTGTGGGCTTGCCGTAGCACCGGGCGAATAAGCGCTTGTTGCCGGATATGCCGCTGCCGTATTACGCTGAACCCAGACTTGGATAGGCCGAGCCTGCTGTAGTTTATTAGGCAGTGTGGCGTAGGTACTTACGGAAATACGCGTAATGGTCAAGTCGGCTTGGGTACTGATATTCCCTGCGTTCGTACGAATAACGTGCTCAAGCAAATCCACCGTGTCATTAGGTAGCGGGTAAGTAGCTTGCCCTTGATATAAACCTATTGATCCTTGCTCGATTGTCCACAGGTTAATGCCTCGGTTAGCCCAATCGGCAAACAGCAGATTCATGGAACGACGCGCCGTGCGCAAGTCGTAGCCCGTACGCATCTCGCCGCCAGCGCGCTCGAAAGCTTCCTCAACTATCTCGTTGAGTTGTAGATTAAACGCGGTGGTGCCGGAAGTAGTCATTTTATTTTCCTAAACCGAGCCGCTTTTTTAGCCACGCTTTTAGGTTGCGCAACAAACTGCTTTCCGGCTGCTTTACCGGCTCGCTTGGCACGGGTTGTGGCGGCGTACTCTTGGGGGCTGAGCGCTTTGATGGCTTTTTCGGGGAGGTATCTTTCCCCGGTGTCCGTTGAGCGTTTGCCGCTTTTGGTGCGCCACTTTTGGGCTGTCCATGCTTTAAGGCTACGTTGGCTTTTTGCGAGTCCACTCACTTATACCCTCCGCCAGCTGCTTTGTACTTCTTGGCAAGCAGTTGAGCCTTACGTGCCGACCACTGCCCAGCCCCAGTTCCCTGTGTGCTAGAAGCTTTGATCTGATCAAATAGCTTTTTGCGCATACCCGGATTGGTGTAGTTTCCGGCCTGATTGACCTTCGACTTCACCTTGCCGCCATCAGCAAATTTGGTGAACTTGTCACCGTCTTTGCGAACAGCAGTTTTAGCCTTGGGCATCTTGGATGGGTTAATTGCCCCCATCCCGCGACTAGCCATCATTACTTACAAGCCTTTTTACCCATGCGCATCTTGGTCATGCCACCGGCTTTCATACCTTTGCCGCCAGACATAACGACTTGCTTGCCCTTGGTTTTGCCTTTAATGGCAACGCCATCTTTGCTAGGAGCAGCCGTCTTTACAGCGCCCATCTTGGATGCAGTCATACCGCCTTTTGCATATTTCATTTTAGTACCTTCCTTTTTAGTGAATTCACGACCAACTGACTGAGAAACCCCAACTTTCTTAGCGAAAGCCTTGTTATGGGCTACCGCCTGCATAAACTTTTCTTGCTTGGCGGATACGGCGGGCATTAGACCATCCGTCCTTTAGTCTTACCACGCTGGGCGCACCCATCAGCACGGGCAGAAGCAGATTTAACCGATCCACCTTTGGCTTTCTTAATCAACTCTTCCTTGGATTTGTCCGCGTACTCTTTTTCCTGAGTAAAGCCTACTTTGTCAGCCAGTTTGCTAGCCCCAAGAGTTACCGCACGGACGGCTCTTTTAACCAAAGGCATGTCATCGTCAACCTTGGTTTCACGAATCATTTTCGTGCGTGTTGATTCTTCAGCCATCATTTACCTCGCTTCAATAAGCCGGTCAATTTTTTCTTCAAACTTGTTAAAGCGCCCATCAATGTAGCGTTCAAGCTTTTCAATTTCTGCTTTAGTGACGTTATCACGGGTCACCTCCAGTTTAGTGTCGTTTAACATTTTTTCTAACGAATTTAGCTTGTTGTTCTTTTCCCATGCAACAAACCCTGCCACACCTACTAAAGCAGACAATACGCCAGACCAAGAAAACAAAATCAACTGTTCCATATCAACACTTCCATGCCCGCAGGCTCTTGTTGATACGGCTGTTTGGGTCGTTAGCTGTTTTGGCTGAAGTTAGCTTCTTCTTCATGCCTGTCATGCGAGCGCAGAAGGATTTCTTACGTGAGCCACCCTCGGGTTGCGGGGCTTTTAAGCCGGGTTTACCGGGGTTGGCTCGATTGTAAGAAGCCCGACCTTTGGCGTTTAAGCCGCCTTTCGGGTTTTTGCCTTCTTTGCGCTGCCATGCAGGAGTCTTAGCCATAGAACACCGTAATCGAAGTTAAGTCCGTTACGTCAGCGTAAACGCTGGTTTCACAACGAAGTCCTTCAGCAGGAATAACGACGTTAAACGGCGCAGGTGTCGTACTGGCAGGCCAGCTTGACTGAAATACTGTTGTGCCGCCTGTGCCGCCATCTTTTATAACCAGCGAACCTGCTGTTGTGGCAGGAGAAATTAATATCCCCCGAACACGCGCAGGCCCACCAAAGATGTCCCCGTCATTAGTACGATACGTACTTTTTACGTCCGTCTGCATACCCATACGGGCCTCCTAATTAGACGCTTTGTTGACCGAGTAATGGATCAGTTACGTAGTAAATGATCTTTCCGGCAACAGTACCGCCAGTAGGCGCATCGCCAGTATTTGCACCGCCGGTAATGTATACCAGATCAGTTGCAGACATTACGGTTCCTAAAGAAGTACCCGTACCAGAATCACCCCACACTACTTGCTTTTTACCTGCATCAGCAGCGTAGTTGTCGATTAAACCGGTAGGAGTTGCTGTGCCTGAAGTATAGGTGGTGAAACCCATATCCATCGTTGGCGTAGATCCACCAGTACCAAGAGCGTTAAATTGAATTGCTGTAATAACAGCGCCTGCTGGCAGAATAACTGCAGGAGCGCCAGTAGCAGAAGATGTTTTAACAGTAGTAGTGTTTACAAGCGTTGGGTCAAAATAAAATTCTGCAACCATAACGCCAGAACCACAATAAGCAGTGCGAGTTTGATCTCCACCGCCAGAGCGCCAAATGCTTTGGGTAGTTGAAAGTGCCATATTGTCCTCGTGTAGTAGCACATCGCCTTGGAATCTCTACTAAGTCTGCTGGGTCAGTTTCCAAGGCTGGGAATCCCCAGTCCTATTAAGCGTTTTACTCTTGTTTTGGGGACGTGTCAAGCTTAGATTTACTCTGCATTTGCTGCATTGCACAAAAAACAGAGTAAATAAAGGGGGCCGAAGCCCCCTTTACCGGTTTTAGGGATTAAGCTCCCTGCGAGCCGTAAACACCGAGCGGATCAGACCAGCCGAAGCTGTAACGCTCACGTGCCTTGTAGCGCACGTTACCGGTGTCGAAGTCTCCGTCCATGGAATTCTGCAACGGCGTACGAATGAAGTGCTTCAGGCCGTTAGGAACATCCGTGGTCAGGAACCAAGCATCAGGATCAGTCAAGAAGTGGTTGATCGCATAGCCTTCAGGGATCGAACCGTTGTTCTTGAGTGCGTTGATGTCATTGTCGTTCGTGCCGACGCGGAGTTCAGTCTCCAACAGACGGGTTGCCACGAACTGCAATGCAGGCGGAATAATCAGCTTGCGGGGCTTAGCTGCGATCAGCAGGCCACGCTCATCCGTCCAAGCAGCGATCTGAATGACAGCAGCCTCAAGAGCCGTTTCGTTCAGGTCAGTTGCTACCGTTGGGATGTTGCTGTTGGTTCCACCAGAAACAAGGGGGTGCGAAGCCGAGAACAGAGCCACGTTGTCGCCACCGGGGTAGCTAGACGAGAAGCCGTTGTTCAGGACTGAAGCAGCCTTAACTTGCTTGGTGTAAGACATGGCACGTGCCAAAGCCTTGGTGTAGCGAGCGGACAACGAATCATACAGGTTGTCTTCGATTGCCTCTTCCGTGATGGAGAAGCCCAAAGCAATAGTTTCGTGCGAATACCGAGCCGTAAAAGCTTCCTGTGCGTTGTCATAAGCGATGGCAGAACCTTCGTTTTTGACTGGTGCAGCAGAAAAGCCGGACAGCTTGGTTTCTTCTTCAAACGAACGCTCAGAGGTCTCGGTTTCGTAGATCTCTTTGTGTTCTTCGCCGTAACGAGCGTACTCAAGACCGAACAATGCGTTCAAGCCCGGGAGCAGCTCTTTCAGTAGTTGTGCGCGTGAAATAGCCATTTAGTGCTCCTTATTTACCAAGTACGTTGTTGTAGGACTGATAGCCAAAGTTGAATTTGACGATCACTTCCGGGTACACCACGTTACCACTCGAAACATAAGAGGTAGCGGGCACCAAATCAACGATACGGAACGGCAAAGCTGAAGTTGTGTTGCTGTAGTAAATACCAGTCTGGGCGTTGCCATAAGTAGTATTTGCTGTGTTCAACACCAGCTCAACGTTAGTACCGAGGGCGGTCTGTTGCACGGGGGCAATAACAAGACCAGAAGCATCAGCAGTGTCACCAACAGACGCAACTTGATACAGCGCATCGGGATCATCACTGATATAAGCAAACGCATCAGTAACGCCAGAAGCAAACCCGGGCCAGTACTGGCTGTAGGTAGGCTGCTTAGTTGTGGGGTTGGTGTAGCGGCATCCAAGGAATACACCCAGAACACCAGCAACAGCGGAAGTATTTGCTGCTAGAGCCGAAGCAATTACAGTACCGCTTGTGTCCAGCTGAACTACTTGACCGTTGTACAGCGCGGTGTTGTAGTTAACCGAAGCAGTAGTAATAGCAATTTGACGAGTAGCACCAGCAAATACCTGACCACCGATCAGATTGATCGGCTTCAAACCATATGGTTTGTCAACGGTAGGATATGCCATTTAAAACTCCTAAAAAGGGTTATTTAGAACCAGAACCAAACCCGACACCCTTAGTTACAGACGTTTTCTTTTCGCTGAACAAAGGCATACGGGCATCGCTTGACCTCATGAAGTTGTTATCAACAGACTCCATTTGGGCTGTGGCTTGTCGGTTGTAGTACTGGTTGCGTGACTCAGCCAATTCTTCTGGCATTGAACACAGCATCAGACCGCCAATCTCGACATTGCCGTTTGCATTACCTTGCAGTAGCAACTCGGGATAATCCGAAGCGCTAACTGGTTCCCATCCTTCACGCATCTTTTTGGATACGTTAGACGCGTGTGACTGACCAAGAAGCTCAGTGGCTACCCACCGAAACTTAAGGCCCGGACGCGGGTCTGGGTTGGGGAGAGTGTTC